AACCTGCAGAACCTGGTCTCCCAACTCGGGACGGCCGCCGACAAGGGCGCTAACGGACAGTTCGTCAATCACTGGCTCGAGAAGCACGAGCTGGAGGCGATGTATTATTCCGACTGGCTCGCCGGAACGATCATCGACGCCGTCGCCGATGACATGACGCGCGCCTGGCGCAAATGGAAGGGCGGCAAGAAACAAGTGCCCGCCATGGAGCGGGCCGAGAAAAAGCTGAAGGTGCGCCAGAAGGTCGCCACGGCGCTCAGGCAGGCGCGGCTGTACGGCGGCTCTGGGATCTACATCGGCACCAGGGACACCGACGTTTCAAAACCTCTCGATCTCGACAGGTTGAAAAAGGGCGGCATCACCTACCTGCATGTTCTCTCACGTTGGGAACTCTGGGCCGGGGCACTGGACCGGGATCCGCTGTCTCCGCATTTCGGCGAACCAATTTTCTACGAGATCGTGTCCGCAGGATCGCCGACCGAGCCAGCTCACGGTGCGGTGCAGATCCATCCGTCCCGCGTGGTGCGCTTCCAGGGCATTCCGCAGCTGGAAATGAGCCGTCAGTTCGACGGTTGGGGTTTCCCAATCCTGCAGCGCGTCTACGACGCCGTGCGGAACGCGGCCGCGGCGCAGGGTGCGCTGGCCAGCCTGATGCAGGAAGCCAAAGTCGATGTGGTGAAGATCCGTGATCTGACGCGGAACTCCGTCGATGCGGGCTGGCGGCAGGCGATGATCGCCCGCTTCTCCCTGGCCAAGCAGGCGAAGTCCATCAACGGCATGTTCCTGCTCGATGCCGAAGAGGAATACGAGCAGAAAAAGATTTCGCTGGCCGACACCCCGAAGGTTCTCGCGGCATTCCTCGAGGTCGCCTGCGGCGCCGCCAGCATGCCAGTCACCCGCCTTCTCGGCCAGCCGCCCGGCGGCCTGAATGCTTCGGGCGACAGCAACATCAGGCACTGGTACGACACCGTAAATTCGAAGCAGACCACCGAACTCGGACCGGACATCCTCCGGCTTGACGAAGCGCTCGAGCGCCACGCCGGGGTTTCCCCCGGCTCCGTGGATTACGAGTGGGTGCCGCTGTGGCAGATGACCGAGGCCGAGAAGGCCGCGATCTCGCTCCAGAAGGCCCAGGCCACGCAGGTGATCGCCGCGACCGGCACGGTTCCCTTTCCGGTGCTGGCTAAGTCCGCCCAGCAACAGATGGTGGCCGATAACATCTACCCGGGCCTCGCCGACGGCCTGGAGAACGCACCGCCTGTCACGGCTCCCCCGGCACCTGCGGCGCTCCCCGCAGACGGCTCGAAGCCCGCGAATCCTTCCACGGTCACCAAGCCCACAAGCATGGTGTCCACCGAGGATGCAGGGAAGCGTACACTTTACGTTAGCCGCCGCGTCCTGAACGGCGAACAGATCGCCACCTGGGCGAAGCAGCAGGGTTTCGCCACCACAATCGACCCCGATGACATGCACGTCACCGTCGCGTTCTCGCGGCAGCCCGTGGACTGGTGGGCGACCAAAAGGGACATGGAAGGCACCGACATTCCACCCGGCGCGCGCGAACTGCGCCGCTTCGGCGATGCGGTTGTCCTGACATTCGGTGACGCCGGACTTGCGCAGCGCTGGCAGGCATTCCGCGATGCGGGCGCCTCATGGGATCACGAGGGTTACGTCCCGCACGTGACCGTCACCTACGCGGCCCCCGCCGGAATGAACCTGGACGCTATCAGGCCATTCGGCGGACCGATCCTTCTGGGCCCCGAGGAATACGCCGAAGTCCAGGAAGACTGGCAGTCCGCGATCCGCGAAAGCTGAGGTTTCCACATGGAAATGTTTGACACCGTGGTGCTCGACGGCACCCGGATGACACGTGACGGCTACCTGGTGGCCGACGCGCGCATCGCCCGCACGGGTATCCAGATCTACCTCGGCCGCGAGGTCGGGCGTGATGACCTGAAGATGGTCCGCATCCTCAGGCCGGAAGAAGAGGTCTTCGCTGCGGACGCCATGGCGTCGCTGGCAGGCCGTCCGCTCACGTTGGGTCACCCTCCGAAGATGGTGACCGCGGAGACGTGGTCGGCCACCGCGCGCGGTTCCGTCGGATCCGATGTGGTGCGCGACGGCCAGTTCGTGCGCGTGCCGATGATGGTCTCCGATGCGGCCGCCGTCGATGAAGTGCAGTCCGGCAAACGGGAATTGTCAGTCGGATACACCTGCGATCTCGACTGGACCGCAGGCACCACCGCCGACGGACAGGCTTACGACGCCATCCAGAGAAACATCCGCGCAAACCACGTCGCGATCGTGGCGCGCGGACGTGCCGGGGCGGACTGCCGCATCGGCGATGAAACACCAGCCCCCACACACAAGGAAACCACAATGGAATTCAAGACCATTCTGCTGGATGGCGTGTCCATCCAGGTAGCGGACGACAGCGTGAAGGCCGTCGAGACGCTCGCCAAACAGGTGAAGGATACCATGGCGAAAGTGGAAGCCAAGGACGGCGAAATCGCCGCTCTCCGCGCTTCGCACACCACCGCCCTGGAAACCAAGGACGGCGAAATCGCGGCCCTGAAGGCGAAGGTTCCGGACGCCGCCGCGCTGGACAAGCTGATCACCGCACGCTCTGGCCTGATCGACTCCGCCCGCAAGGTGCTGGGCGACAGCTTCGATGCATCCGGCAAGTCCGATGCAGAAATTCGCCGGGCCGCCGTGGCGCACAAGCTGGGCGACAAGGCCGTCGGAGGGAAAAGCGACGATTACATCGGCGCCGCCTTCGACACGCTGGCCGCGATGTCTGCCCCGGCCGGGCGCGATCCCGTCCGCTACGCGCTCCGGACACACGTTCCGACCCGCGACGCCCGCACCGACTCCTACGCGGAGATGGTGGCCGGGCTGAAAGATGCCTGGAAAACCCCCTCCAATGAGAAGGAAGCCGCTTAAATGCCCGCAGTTCAGACTTCATACCCGGGGGCGCACGTCGCGGCCTATCCGGGCCTGGTCGCAAACCAGGAACTCCACAACATCGTCTCCCGCGTCGTCTCGGTAAACCCGCTCGCCTTCGGCGTGCTGGCTTTCCGCGGTGCCGGGGATGACGAAGTGCAGCCGGTCGCCGCCAACGCGGTGTTCCTCGGTGTGACCGTCGTTTCCCCGCAGGTGCCTGCCGATGACGGCAACCAGTATGCGGTCGGCCGCAATGCCGCCGTGCTGACCAAGGGCGTGCCGTGGGTGACCGCAGCCGTCGCGGTGAGCGCAGGTCAGCCTGCGTACTACGACGCCAACGGCAACATCACGAACGTCTCCGCCGGGAACACGCAGATCCCGAATTGCACGTTCGACAGCTCGACCACCGCCGCGAACGCGATCGTCAAGCTGCGCCTCGGCTAACCGCCTCCGCCACCCACCGACAGGCCGCCCGGCACACCCGCCCGGCGGCCTTTTCTTTGTCCAGATTTCCGCCCCCCGAAGAGAGAGAAAAGATGAACGCCATCACCAACTTCATGGACGCGCAGCAGGCGCTGGCGTTCCTCATTCCACAGCTCACGCACATCGAGCGTGAGGTCTACCGGATCCGCTACCCGGCCATCCGCTACCCCAGCATCATCCCCGTGGCCACCGAGGGCAACGAGTGGATGCCGTCGGTCACATATTTCAGCATGGACGGCGTCGGTCAGGCTGGCTGGTTCAACGCCAACAGCGGCGACGTGGCGAACGCCGACATCATGCGCGCGAAGTACGAGACTGGCGTCGAGATGGCGGCCATCGGCTACCGCTACAACACCGAAGAGCTGATGCAGGCCCAGATGCTGGGTGTGAACCTCACCGCCGAAAAGGCGAAGGTGGCGCGCCGGGTGGCCGAGGAGTTCATCGACCAGAGCGCGCTTTTCGGTAACGCCGAAAAAGGCTTCGTCGGCCTGGTGAACAACCCGGAGGTGACGGTCACCCCCATTCCCGCGAACGGCGGCGGCAATTCCTCCCTGTGGGTGAACAAAACCCCGCAGCAGATCCTGGCGGACTTCAATGCCGCGCTGACGGGCATCTACACCAGCACCAACACCGTCGAGCTGGCGGACACGGTCCTGGTTCCGGTGGCCGACTACACCCAGATCGCCACCACGCCGTTCAACGCCTACAGCGAGAAGACCATTCTTGCCTACATCCGTGAGCATAACGTGTACACGGCCGAGACCGGAATGCAGCTGAACGTGCGCTCCGTGCGCGGCCTCGACACATCTGGTGTGGGCGGCGTCGGGCGCATCATCGCCTACCGCAAGGACCCGGAGGTGCTGAAGCTGCATCTGCCGATGCCCTTCCGCTTCCTCCCGAACCCGTTCCAGCGCGGCCCGATGGTCTGGGAAATCCCGGGCATCTTCCGGTTCGGTGGCACCGACATCCGCCTGCCGAAGGCGGTAGTCTACCTGGACGGTAGCTGCTAATGGCCGCCGTCACCAACCGGGCGCGTAGCCCGCGCGGTTTCCATGCAAACGGGGGCAAGCTCGTCTATGTCGCCCCCGGGGAAACCCGCGAGCTCACGCTCGACAGCCCCAACCACCCGGTGATTGCCGCCTGGGTGAAGGCTGGTCACGTCGAGATCGTCTACGACGAAGTGGAGCCGGAAACCGCCGAAGATCCCGAGACCACCGGTGATGACGCGGAAGCCGAAGGTGCCTCAGGCGCCCCGGCAGGACGCAAGCGCGCGAAAGGGTAATCCATGTCGGATACCAACACCGGGCCGTTGTCGGCCGCGGAAGTGATCGACATCACCCGCTTCTGCGGTTACCCGCCGGTTCTGCCGGCGGGCACCGTGGACGTGATCGGCGGCGCACTGGCGCCGCTGACGGCCGACCACATCGCGGTCATCCGCACGGTCTATCTGGGCAACCTTTATTCCCTGGAGACCGCCATTCCTTCGGCGAGCACCAAGTTGGGCACGTCGCAGGCCGCGGTTTGGACGCGGAACCCCAGGGAGGTGCGCGAGCGGGAAGATCTCTTCCGTTCATGGCGGCTGCGGCTGTGCTGGTTTATGGGGATCCAGAGCGGGCCGTTTATGGATTTGCTGATCCCGGCGGCTTTTGTGGCTTAGGTGCGTCGGGCTTGTCGAAGGCGCGGTGTTTGAAATCCTCAACCTCAGACGAAATCCGTTGCAGATAGTCGAAAACGAATTCGCAATCGATTTCTATGGTGTTGCGGTAATCGAGGCCATTTGAGTCAACTACCCCTACATATAACTCACATTTTCCTCCGCCAAAGTCATGATTTGCCACCCTTGACTTTGCCAGCCTTGACGCGGCTAACTCATCAGGAAGCCTGCGATACGGCAAATCTGATTTGTGGAAATCTATCTCTTTGAGATCAACTGTTATGCCAACCGTCTTCAGCGGTTCAACGAACAACACGCCATCACCGCGAAGCTGTAGTGGCAACTTCCACACAAGGCCCTCCTTTCCTGAGTAGGCCAACACGATAGTGTTGAGAGAACCCGTCTGCCGTCCAGCATTCGAGACAAGTAGGCTCATCGTGGTGTCGTCTGCATTGTTTCCGACAACGTGAACTGAGATCACAGACTTCTCCGGAGTCATCAGTCTTTTTATAGCGGGATAAGATGTCGCGATAACCGAGACTAGCGCGGTGAGCAGCGCCAGCGTCGTATTGCTCAGCGTAAAATAGCGCTTCCAATCGAGATCGGAATTGCACTCCACGCACTTCCTGGCACCCGCCTTGATCGTCTCCCGGCAAACCGGACACTGCATCGTATCCGCAGGCTTCTCCTCGGTAGCCGACAGCTCCGCCTCCAGGCCTTCCTCAGGATCGTCCGCCGCCATGTAATCCCCCGCCGATGGCCGGACCTTAATACGGAGGCGACATGTCCGGTAGCCTCTATGCGGAAATCCAGCAGGCCATCTACGAGGGCCTTGGGGACGCCGCCGACATTCTAGGCACACCGTTCCAGGTCTACCGCCCGGCCGCCGCCAGTAATCCTGTGACAGGCGCGCCGCTCGCGGTCCTCAACGCCACGTTCGACGTGAACGGAACCTTCAAAAGTCCACGCGAATACGCCAAGGCGACATGGCGCCTTTACGCGGACGCCACACAGACCAGGGTTGGCGACTACCTCGTTGAGGTAAGCCCCACACAAACCGGACAGCCGGCACGCACCTTTTTCGTGGCCAGCCAACAGCCCCTTCTGCCGCCGGTCGCCGTGCTCTGCCCGCGCACCGTCAGCATTTCGCGGCCCACCGATAATCCGGTGGCAGGCAAGCAGCCCGGGTATATGACCACCCGCAAGACTGCGATGACCCCGCTCATCACGGGGTGGCCTGCGGGGATGCTGCAGGGAACCAAGGGCGAAAAGTCGCTCACGAATCTGCCGGGGGATACGAGATCCCCCTGGTGGGCCATTTTCCTTCCGGTTCTCCCAGCGGGAATCACGCTACTCACGGACGATGTGCTGGTCGACGACCTCGGCCGCAGCATGATCCTGTCTTCCTGCGAGTTAACAGAATTGGGCTGGCGGCTTTCCGCGCAGGAGGCATCCCTGTGACGGCATACCCAATCACCACTGGCACCGATCTGGCGGATGTTGAGAACGCCCTCGTCAGCCTGCTGGACGGCGTCATCTACCCGAACGGCGACGGCCAACCATCCGCGGTGACCACCACCGTTCGCATCGGGCGAGGCTGGCCCGTGGCATCCGATCTGAATGCAGATCTCGCCAATAGTATAGCGGTGATCTCCGTTTATCCGTTGCCGAACATGACCTCGATGTGTTCCCGATACCGCCCTGATTGGACTCCGCTGCCCAGCCCGCCGAACACGTTATCCTTGCTAATCAGCGCCAACGAGGCTACCATTTCGGGTAGTGTGACGATTGGCGCCCAGCGCATCGGCATCCGCCATTCAGGCGTGGTTTACACCTACTCCATCCAGCTTACCGACACTCCGGCAACGATTGCCGCAGCACTCGCCGCGCTCGTGCCCGGGGCCTCGGCGACCGGCCCGACAATTACGGTTCCCCCCGCCCCCGATTTCGCCGCCCGCATTGCCGGGTTGACCACGTGCGTCAAAGAGGTAACCCGCCAGAAGCAGGTTTTCCAAATCAGCCTCTGGTGTCCATCCGCAGAACTGCGGGATGCCATCGGCCGTTTGGTTGCCCCCGCGCTGACGGCGGAATTCATTCCTTTGGCTGACGGAACCTCGGGTTTTCTCACGCCGGGTGCCAACAGCTACGACGACAAGCCGGAAATCAGCAATCTGTGGATCAGGCATCTCAGGGTCGCGGTGGAATACGGGACGACCCAGGTCAAGCAGTTTCCGCAATCCCTTTTCGGGACATCCATCCAACTCGGCACAGCCGTGCCGCAAACACTCATTCTCTGAGGAGCCCACATCATGTCCGAGACAACCACGGCTGCCGCTGCGCCTGCGGCCGCCACCAGTTCGCCTGTGCTTACCGCCACGCCTGTTCTGGTCGCCAAACGCTCCATCGGTGGTTTCCTGAAAGGTCAGGTGATCTCCGACGCTGAAAAGATTGCCGCCCTCTCCGAGGGACTCCGTAAGCACTTTGTCGCCGCCGTCCATAACATCGAGGCGACCGCAGAAGCCGAGGAGGAAACCGTCGAAGAGAAAGTAGACGCCGCGGTGCACGCCGCGCTGGCTGCCGTCAAGGTCTGATAGCGCACCGCCCGGGGCGCTGACGCCGGGCAACCCTACGAAAAAATTGCAGCCCATGAAGCGCCACCGGGTGACCGGAACTGGCGGGAGGAAAACTCATGCCCTCGATCACCCAGTCCGGTGCACTGAACACGACCGCTTTGGTGGTGCCGGATCTCTATGTGCAGATCGTGCCGCCCGCGATCACCAATTTGAATGGCGTCCCCACCAACCAGGTGGCTGTCGTCGGCACTGCTTCGTGGGGCCCGATCAACACCCCGGTGGTTGTCGGCGACATGGCCGGATACAATACCGCTTTCGGAAACCTGAAGGCCAGGAAATACGACATGGGCACTCCGATCGCCACGGCGATCCAGCAGGGCGCTTCGAACTTCCTGTGCTCGCGTGTGACCGACGCCACGGATGTCGCCGCAACTGCGACTGACCTCAACAACTGCCTGACGCTTACCGGGCTGCACACGGGCTCCTACATCAACGGCTGCAAGCTGACGATTTCGGCGGGGTCCAAGGTCAATACGTGGCGCGCCGTGTTCAGCCCGCCTGTTGGCGTGCCTGAGCTTTACGACAACATCCCTGGCACGGCGAACGCCTTCTGGGTAAATCTCGCGGCCGCGATCAACAACGGTATCGCCAACACGAGCAGGCTGGCCTCGGCATGGCTGGTGGCCACCGCAGGTGCGGGCACCACCGCGCCGGCGGCGGCGACCTACACTCTGGCCGGGGGCACCGACGGTGCCAGTGGAGTTACCGCGGCGACGCTGGTAGGCAACAATGGTTCTCCGCGCACCGGGATTTACGTGTTCGCCAACTCCTCGGCATCCCTCCTTGTTGTTTCGGATGCCGATGACAGCACGCAGTTCACCACAATCGACCCGTTCGCGCTCGCCGAGGGCATGTACGCGATCCAGGTATTGCCGTCGGGCACCACCATTGCCGAGGCGGTGACCGCGAAGCAGACGGCCGGTCTCGACAGCTACGCGACAAAGCTCATGCACGGCGACTGGCTGCTGTGGAATGACCCGGTAAACGGGTATCGGCGTTTCGTCAGCCCGCAGGGATTTGTGGCTGGCCGTCTCGCAAACCTTTCGCCCGAACAGAGCTCGCTGAACAAACAGCTCTACGGCATCATCGGATCTGAAACCTCAGGCGAAGTCGGGAATGGCCAGCTGGCGACGTACAGCACGGCAGAACTGCAGCAGCTGTTCCAGGCCGGGATCGACGTCATCACCAACCCCATTCCGCGCGGTGCCATGTGGGGTGTCCGAGGAGGCATCAACTCGTCTTCCAATTCAGCGGTTAACGGTGACAATTATACTCGCCTGACCAACTACATCACCGAGACCATCGCGGCTGGTGAAGGCCAGTATGTCGGTGATGTCGTGGATTCCGCCTACCTGACCACGGTGGAAACCGTTCAGACCACGCTGTTCTCAAACATGTATGCGGTCGGCATGATCGGAAGCGTGGATGGCAGCCTGCCATTCTCCGTAACCTGCAACACGACAAACAACCCGGCGACACAGCTTCAGGACGATATCGTGCAATGCGATATCGCGGTCAGGTATTCGCCCATCAATGCGAAGTTCATCGTGAACATCCAGGGCGGACAGACTGTCAGCATTACGCCGCAGTCGCTCGGCACTTCAGGATACGGCACCGCTTCGCCGATCTAATCATCCACTGACCCACCCAGCAAAGGCTTCCTCAGGGAGGCCTTTTTGATTTCAGGAGAAACTCCATGTCCGTCATTCCGTGGGTCATTGGTAAATCTTACCGTGCCCAGATCGTCACCGCGCTCGGCGTGCTCATCGTGCCGAACGTGACAGGCATTCATCAGAAGCAGGAGAGGAAAAAGGTTGTCAGCGATCCGCTGAACGCCCCGCCGCAGCACGCCAGTTTCCCGCAGGGATGGACTGTCGGCATCGATTTTGACCGGACGGACAACACCGTCGACGCCTATTTTGCCGCCGAGGAAACCAACTTCTGGAACGGTGGGCAGGTTCTGAACGGCACGCTGTACGTCTACATCACTGAGGTAGACGGCAGCCAGAGCCGCTACATGTTCAACAACTGCGCGTTTTCCTACGACGACGCGGGCACCGCCAAGGGCGTCGATAAAGTGTCGTGCAAAATTAGCGCGATGGCGTCCACACGCACTGCCCTCCAGTAATCCACCCCAACTGATCGCCGCCTGATGGCGCGCGCGGAGAAAAACCATGCCCGAGACAACCGAAAAGCCCGACACGGGCATTGTGGTCACCAAGAATACCGACGGTACGACATCCGTCAGCTTTGACTTCGGCAAGCGCACCCTTGTCGTGAAAGAACTCGACCCGTTCGATATGTTCGACTTTTTCGAAGCTGTTGGAGAGCAAGTCGAGAATAAGCTGTGGATGGGGATGGCGCGCATTGTCTGCGCCGTGACCATGCTCGACGGCCAGCCGATCATCCCCCCGAAGAATAAGATCGAGATCAAGGCGATGTCGCGCCGCCTCGGTCACGTCGGAATTGGCGCCGCAGCGGAAGGTATCCAGGCCGGACGCGCTGGTGATGGAGCGGATCTCACAGTCGCAAAAAACTGAGCCGCCACCCGGCATGGCGGGACGGCTGGTATCTGGTCATGAAAGGCGGTGCGCCGCCTGAATTGGTCTTCGGCCAGCGCGACCGGCCGCTTTCCCCCACCCAGCGAAAAGCCGCTGTGGTCACCGTGGGCGAGCTGCTGGGTGGCGAATTCCTCTGGGACGAAAATGCCTGGAAGGCGCGGGAGTAATAGTCGATGGCACTATCCTTCTCGTCTCCCAAAGCGTTTGCGGAATTTCTGGCCTCCGCTGCGGAGAACTCCCAGAAATCCGCCGTGGAAGCCATGTCCGAAGGCGGCGCTGCCCTCCGCGATATGGTGAAGGCATCGATCGGACAGGAAGGCAATCCGGGCTGGGCACCGCTTTCCGACGCGACGATGGAGGGATTCTACCACCAGGCGGGCTTCCGCATCCCGGGTAAGACCGAACTCGGTTACGGCCCCGGCCAGCAACCTCTGCTCCGGGACGGTGAACTTCGTGACTCCTATGTCTACGAAATGGAAAAAGAGGACGGGAAATTCACGGTTTCGGTCGGGTCCGACATGAAGCTGGCCGCATGGCAAGAAATGGGCACACCGGATGCGGTCTACCCAATTCCGCCACGGCCGGTGCTTGGTGCCGTGTTCGCCCAGCATGGCGAAGAGGTGGTCGATCGCGTGGCCGCCAGGATCATCGACGCGCTTATCGGCGGACAACTCGTGTGATGGGGATCTGAAATGACGATCCAGGCATTCGAAATTGAAGCCACGATGGAGCTCAAGAGCGCTATCCCGGATACGGTGCGCAAGCTCATTGAGCAGTTTGACCAGTTCAACACCGCGATCGAGGAGAGTGGTGCGAAGGCGGAAGCCTTCATTAAGAACTTCGAGAAGCTATCCGAAATGGCTAGTCAGATGGCGAGGCTTGCGACTGCGGCCAAGCGCGTTGGAGATAATTCCGAAAAGTCCGCCGAAAAATTCAAGTCGTCCCAGGATGCTATGATCTCGGCTTCTACGGCTATGGCAGACGGGGTTGATAAATCAGCCGATAAAGTTGTTGAAGCTGCAAAAAGAGCGGCGGAAGGGTGGAAGCAAGCCGCAGACGACACGCGATCGATGAGGTTCGGCCCAGGGGGTGGCGGTGCTGGTTCCGGAAAGTCCGGTCATGGCCCGGACATGATGGATATCGGCATGCGTGCTGGCATCGTGGGTGCCGCCATCCTAGAGCCCGCGAAAGGTATGGCAGAACGTTCGCTTGACTGGCAGAAGGAGGTCACCAAGCTCCAGTTCACAAATGGCTATTCCGACGACATGATCTCCAATGTCCAGGAAAAGGCAATGGAGATCTCCAAAGCCACTAATGTTCCTCCTGTGGAAGTCCTCAAGATATACGCCGATAACAAGGCGATCATGGGGGACATGCAGAAGAATTCAGATGGAACCTTCAAGGCCAATGACGCCGATCTGATGTCTGTTCTGCCGCAGATGGCCACAGGTTTCCAGGCCCTGCACGCGATCGGCATCAATAACGGAGCTTCCGAAGACGCGATCCAGAACGTTTTCCAGGCGCTCGACCTGATGGGCCATCTATATGACGAAAAAGGCCACAAAGACGTGCCTGGATTTACCGACTACATGTATCGTATGATCCAGACTGCGGTCCAGACCAACTTCCGGGCAAGTCCGGAGCAATATAAAGCAATGGCCAAAACTGGCGGCTTTGCGTCTATGACTGGAGACAAGCACTTCATCTACGGTGAACTGCCATACCTGCTAAGCGCAGAGGGTGGCGCACGCATCGGCACTGAAGAAATGGCGACCTACGCAGAGCTTCAGCACGGCACCATGACCAAGACCATGTATGCTCACCTTCAGAGTGTCGGATTGCTCGACAAGAAGGCTGTCTGGGACCACAACCATGTTCCGGACATGGAGAAGCACCTTCCGAAGGGCACCTTCAAGGAACTCCAGGACGACCCCATCCGCTTTGTGCACGACGTAATGCTGCCTTTGGCCAAATCCTATGTTCAGAAGCACAACCCGGGTAAGAAATTCACCGAAGAGGAACTCATCCGGGCGGCGGCGAAGGAGTTGGCCGACGAGGCTTCAAGGCAGACCGGTCAGCGCTTCTTCGTGCACTCCGACCTGATGTATGATGCAATCCAGCGTGAGGGCCTCAACATCGATGCAGGCAAATCGCCCGCGCAGGATATGGCGATCTACAACAAGTCGGTGCCCGGTAAGATCGACGGATTGGAGTCGGCTTATGACCGTCTCGCCATCACGCTCGGCAATAACCTCATGAAAGATGCGGTCAAAGTCCTAGACCTTCTCACAAGCGCCCTCAACAAGATGGCAGACTGGGCTGCGAAAAACCCGGAGACGGCAAAGCGCGTAGAAGAAGTCGTTGTCGGTCTAGGTCTTCTTTCAACCGCAATTGCGGGTGTATCCATGGCGCTTTGGGGCGCTGGCGGTTTCGTCACGCTCGCCGGGCTTGCCGCAAAGGGTGGCGGAAAAGTCCTGGGTGCGCCGGGTGTCGCGATCGAAACGGTGGCAGACGGCCTCATCGGACAGAAGATCGCGCAGGCCCTGCCCTGGGGTGCACGGCTGGCATCCCGGGCAGCCCTTCCGCTTGCGGCGGGTTACGCGGTGCACGAGCTCGATGCCAATGACAACTCGGGCTACTACATGGACAAGTATGTCCCTGGTGCCGGGTGGCTCGATGACTTTGCCTACCGGAAGACCGGCGGTGCAGTAGGTCACCCGCTTGGCTGGACTGATGCTGTGCCTACATCGAACGGCGCGCCTGGAACACCGGGCGGCAGCACTCCATCCGGTCCGGTGCCCGTAAAGGTGTCGGACACACTGCTTGTCAAGGTGGTGAACGCCGGAGAAGTCGGTGCCGCCGCCGGGAATGCCGCCGCCAACGGCACGGTATCCCGGCTGACCAACGCGTTGTCGGCACCCCCCACAGGCGCATCGGCCCCAAGCGACAGAAGCGTGCCGACTTACCCCGGCACACCGATGCCCGCCCACTAAACCCGGGAGACCACCGACATGAGCGGAACCCTCAGCGGAGCCCCGGTGACGCTGGGGTCCGTCACGTTCACCGGGTTTGAAATTCCGGACAGCATGCCCTTCGGCGGGCAAATGCAGACCACCGTCCACAAACTTCCCGGCGGTGCTCGTGTCATCGACGCGATGGGCCCCGACCCGCGCGACATCGAGTTCAGCGGGAAAATTCTCGGTCCGCTCGCAGCCCCTCGGGCACGCCAGATCGACGCCATCCGGCTGGCCGGACAGCCTGTCGATCTCACGTGGGGGGATTTCTCGTTTTCCGTAGTCGTATCCGAGTTTACCCCGGATTACACCTACGGCGGCTTCATCATCCCGTACAAAATCAAATGCATCGTCATTCCCGATGTAAGCGACACCAGCACGCCGGATCTCGCGTCGCAGACCGTCAGTGACGCGCAGGCGACCACCTCTCTCCCGGTGTTGCCCACCGACGCGCAGGAAGCATTCGCTCAGGTATTGCTGGCGATCCCGCCCGGCGCAGTTTTCGACCCACCCGGCGGGGCCGCGTTCAACCTTGCGATCGCCGCTGTGTCCGCCGCGGCGGGCGTCGTGGGGGCAGGACTGGTGTTCACGCAGTCAACTTTTGAACTCCAAGTGGTAGCTGCCGCCGCCGGCGGCAGCATGATCGGCGGCAGCGACGCGATGACGGCCGCCGCCGCGCTCACGGCGATGTCCGCGACCATGCAGGATTCCGCCATGTATTCGGCGGCTTCCGCATACAGCAGCCGCATGCTCTCCAACATGCTCTCGGGAGCCTGATGCTATGCAAACGGTCACCGGAACATGGCCAACCCTTTTCCACGTGGCGGCCGCTTTCATGGGGGATGCCACACAGGCCATCAGGATCGCCCTTGAAAACGACATCGATGACATGTGGCTCGGCGGCGCACCGCTGACCCTGAGGGTTCCCGACCCGGATCCCGCACAGACCGGAGGTTTACCCCCACAATGACAATCTCTGTAGGCCCCGCCGTATCCTCCGTTGTCCGCCAGCCGCGCTTCCGTGTGCTGGTCAACGGCAAAATCATGCGCGGATGCTACAAAGCCGATGTGCATTCCAACAACGCGCATAAGGCCTCCACCTTCAAAGTATCGTTGGCTTTGAACGCAGACCCACAATGCACTGCTTCGTGGTGGTCAAATTTCTCCGATGCGCCCGACGTGGACGTTCAGGCATCCTTCCTGCCGGTCCAGCAGACCACCGATGAGCCGCAGTGGTCCTACTACCTGGCACAAGGCGACGCCGCGGGCGGCTCCGCCGCTTGGGTATCCATGGTTCAGGGCAAAGTTGACCACCTGCACCTCGACACCGTGCACGGAAACGTGGATCTCGATGGCCGTGATTACCTTGCGGCGCTCATCGACACGAAAACCAGGAAGGCCTGGACCAACCAGTCGGCTTCTGAGGTTGTCCAATCGATCGCCACGGAGCACGGCTTCACCGCAGATGTGACGCCAACCAAAGTCCCCGTGGGAAGCTATTACAAGTTGGAACACGACAAGATCTCGCTGGACAGCACCAGCCGGACGCAGACCGAGATGGAAGTCCTCACGCAGCTCGCAAAATGGGCCTCGTATGACGTGTGGATGACCGGGAAGACCATTCATTTCCACCCGAGCGCCACCACGGATACCACTCCCTCCCTCGCGCTGACGATGCAGGACCGCTCGGTTGGCGCATACCCATACCCTGTCGTGCCCGTCACGGACGTTGTTTACGACCGCGATTACGCGCTCAAAAAGGATTTGAAGGTCACGGTCAAAACGTGGAACAGCAAACAGAAAGCTGGCCATGTGGTGACATACCCGCCTGCGGCGAAAGCGGGCGCACAGGAATATACTTACGTTATCCCCGGCCTGTCGCCGGAGGCCGCGCTGGCCCGGGCTACCTCTCTGTATACCGAGATCGTCAAACACAGCCGCACGGTGGACATCACCATGCCGGGCGAGCTTTCCCTGACGGCGCAAAAAGTTGTCAAATTAATTGGCACGGGCACCGGAAAAGACGGGTTCGAGATGCCGATGTTTGTTGACGAGATCTCCAGGACCTGGGGTTGGGATTCCGGCATCGAACAGCACGTTCGCCTGAAAAACCATTCGCCGCAGACCGCCGATGCTGCGGACGCGATGTCCGACTGTAGCTAACTTCTTCTTGCTTGTTGCGCCAACACCGTGGTATTTTTGCGAGGCTGGAAATGCAGCGTCTTCAGGATGCCATCAAGCGCCTGGCCGTCGCAAATGACGCCATGGTTGCCCAGCCCCGCTTCGGCATTGTCAGCTCGGTCGATGGCCACTCCGTAAAAGTCATATACCAGCCGGAGGGTGTTCTCTCCGGCTGGATGCCCGTGCCTTCGCACGGCGTGAACGGCGTTGCTATCGTGATCCCGCCCAGCCTCGGCGATCAGCTGATTATCGATTTCGCGCACGGGGACCACGAGCAACCCTATGTGGCCGGACGCATCTTTTCTGATGCCGATCCTGTTCCGGCTAGCCCGGTTGACCAGCAGGCGCTGAAATCCGGCGAGTTCGGCATCATCGGCGCGGACTTCTACATCATAGCGCAGGGCGGCCAGTTGACCCTGCAGAGCACCACGAAAATCAAAATGGACGCCCCGCAAGTCGAGATCACGGGCGACGTAACGCTGTCCGGCACCGCCGCAGGATCGACCGGAAAGCTGGTGGCCAAAGGCGACATCTCCGACGCGGCGAACGCCCACGGCACGGTGGCCGACCTACGCGGCGACTACAACGCGCACGCGCACCCCGATGTCCAGACTGGCGAAGGCATGAGCGGCACCACCACGAAGCCGACAGCATGATGGAGACCCATAATCATGCCGGAGCTCGCGCACCAGTGGGGCGGTGACCTCCAAGTCTCGCCGACGGGTGACCTCGCTACAGTCTCTGGCACACAGCAAGGCCAGCAGCGGGTTCTCCGCCGTCTCCTAACGGGTGCCAAAGAGTATATTTGGGCACTCGGCTACGGAGCCGGTCTCCCCGGCCGCGTCGGCGACGTGGCGCACCCCCAGTCTTTGGCTGGGGTAATCCGCAGGCAGATGCTGTTGGAGCCGGTAGTGGCCCCGACCCCGGAGCCCACCGTAACAGTAGCTTCGGGAACCGACGACAGCACGGTTGCCAACATTTCCTATGCGGACGCCACGACAGGCCAGACGGTAACCCTCCGCAGCGTGCCCGTATCCTAAAAGCCGGAGGCCGACACTATGCAGTTGAGCTTCCAGTCTCTTCAGCAGTGGACCGCGCAACAGGCGGCCGCCATCCAGGGTGCATGTTCGCAGCTTGTGGATTTCAGTGTTGGCAGCGTGCTCTACGCAATCACACAGAGCAATGCGGCGGTCGCCGCGTGGTTTCAATGGCTGCTGTTGCTCGTGCTGCAGACCACGCGCCTTGCGACTTCGACGGGATCTGACATCGACAGCTTCCTGGCTGATTTCGGTGTCACCCGGCTTCAAGCGGTGGCCGCCACCGGGCAGGTAACCCTTAGCAGATATTCGGCGACCGCTGCCGCTTCGGTTCCCGTCGGCGCCACGGTGCGCACCGGGGACCTCTCGGTTTCCTTCGCAATTCTGGCAGACACAACAAACCCGGCGTATTCCGCCGCGCTCTTCAACGGATCCGGCGGGTATTTGATCGCCGCCAATGTCCAGTCGCTGACCGTCAATGTGCAGGCGACCACTGCCGGCACGGTCGGCAACGTTCAGATCGGTGCCATCAGCCTTATGGGGTCTTCCACCCCGGGCGTGGATACCGTCACCAATGCGGCCGCCTTCGTGAACGGGGTGAACGCCCAGTCTGACGCTCAGGCGCGATCCTTGTTCCCGGCATTCATCGCAAGCCGCGCGAAAGCAACGCTGGCCGCCATCCAGTATGCGATCTCCACGACACAGCAAGGGTTGTCCTCATATATTTCGGAATGCGTCGATGAAGCTGGGCGGTTTTTCCCCGGCAAAGTCATCTGCACTATCGACAATGGAACGGGTGCACCGCCGCAATCCCTGATCTCAGCGGTTTACGCCAGCGTGGATGCGGTGCGCGCCGCGGGCGTGATGATTGCCGTCCACGCACCCACGGTGCTACCCATTCAGGTGTCCTTGGTGATCACCGTCGGCCCCGGCGGCGTAAAGGCTAACCTGCAGCCACTCGTGCAGCAGGCCGTCCAGACCTACGTGAACACCCTGTCCGTCGGCGCACTCTGCAGCATCACGCAGATCGCCCAGACGGCCTACGCGGTGCACCCGTCGATCACCAACGTGTCCGGAATTACGCTGATCAACACAAGCGGTTCGCAGACCACAGACCTTGCTGCGGCCCCTATGGATGTGATCAAGGCCACCAGCGTTGCGGTGAACTGAGATGCCCATCAACACATCTCAGGGCACCGAAACCGCCGGGTTCGCCGCAAGGCTAAGGGCTCTCCTGCCTTACAGCTGGTTTCCCACCACGACAGCCGGTCAGCCATCGAATAGCCCGGTGCTCGACGGCGTCCTGAAGGGATACGGAGCCGTCTGGGCGGGCCTTTGGCAGCAGCTTCAGTATGCGATCCTGCAGACCCGGATTGCCACGGCGACCGACAGATTCCTTGAAATGCTTGCCGCGGACTACCTCGGCGCAGGCTTTCTTCGGAAACCCGGGGAGACGGACACGGCTTTCCAGGTTCGGATTAAAGCTGCGATTTTTGCACCTGAAGTCACGCGGACGGCGATTATCTCGCGGGTCACCGCGCTGACGGGGATCGCACCGAAGTTTGTGGAGGCGTTCAATCCGACGGATTGCGGAGGGTGGAACCAGAACGCGTGGGGTTGGGGCTCCGGCGGAGCTTGGGGAAATCACAAGGCTACGTGCCAGTTTTTCATCGTTGCCTACAGGCCGCGCATTGTCCCGGTGGCCAACAACAACGGATGGGGCGGCTTCCTGAGCGGCTGGGGTGTCGGCCTGTGGCGGTGGTTGTCCGGCGTGCAGATGGCACCCGCCGTCAGTGATCAGGACATCATCAATGCCATTTTGGCCGCCAAGGCTGAAGGTATCGTGGCCTGGGTCCAGATCCAGGATCCGCCGGAAACTTCGGGGCAGACGCTTGGTGTCAACTTTATCCTTGGGGCGAGTGTACTGGCATGACAACGGATTTCTCGCAATTCCAGGACGGCCAGACCCTTACTGCGGCGCTCCTGAATGCCGCGCTGCAGGCCGTGGATAACGTTGCAAACGCCGCGGCCGCGGCAGTCGCCGCTGCCGGAGCACGCGTAGGAAACGGGGTCACCGGTATTCCGTTGGTCCGGCCGCCGCTGGCTGATTTCACCTTGGTGGCGAACGGGAATGCCGGGGCCAGTTTTGGATATCCTGTTGGTGCAACATCGGATGCCCAAGCGGACTCGTTGGTCCTCCAGTGCCTCGCGACGGCATCCGGTGCAAATCTCTGCTACGCGGACATGGCGGTTCCCGCAGGAAAATCTGTGATTACCGCAGGGTATGAATATGATCATCCATACCTCTACAATCTCGGCGCGGGCATCGTTCTCACGGACAGCCTGGGTGGCTTTCATTTGTGCGGGTATGGCGGCGCGTTCGGTGTCGTAAACACCCAAAACGAAGGCGTGACCGATCTTCCGAACCCCGCCCTGACTGTCGGTCCATATAGCAGCACTGCGCCGCTTACACCTGGGCCAGGTCCAGCGGCCCTGAGTTCGATTTGGGAACCACCCGGCCGCGGCTTCTTCACAATTGATTCCAGTGGCGGATTCCCGGCGACGCTCATCAAGTTCGGTTCGAATGGCCGCCCATCGGAAGCCATGCCGATCGGAGGCTACGCGGTGTCCGGGCCAATCGTCCGTGTCGGGATCTTCATTTTTCCGAACCTGAATACCACCGCTTCACCTCCGGAGATCAGCTTCCTTGAAGGTGCGGGCAAATTGTTGATCACGGCCCGCCTCATCAATCTGACGTTCTCCTAACACCCACACCGCCACCCGCCGCGCCAACCGTGCAGGCCACCAGCCTGCGGTGGGAGCCCGCATTTGCGAGGAAATCCAGACATGGACAGAGAGATTTCGTATCTGGGAGCAATCCCGGAGCTGGACACGGTGCTATACGGCCAGCGGAACGCGATGTTGGCACTAGGCTACCTGGCGCAGGCCGTCCTTGGAACGAGCACGCTCTTCGATGGTCTGCTGTGCACCGCGTCCGGCCTGGGTGTCAGCGTCGCACCGGGATCCGTGCTGCAGCTCGAAGTCATCGACACATCGCCTTACTCGGACATCGCGGCATCTTCGGACCCCGTCGTGAAGCAGGGCATCAACACGGCCCCGACGGTCTTCCAGACACCCGCCCCGGCGACCCCCGGACAGTCGGTCATTTACGTGGTCGCGGGCGCCTTTTTGGAATCCGACACGAACGACACGGTAATCCCGTACTTCAACGCGGCGAATATGAACGCACCGCAGGCGGGCCCCGGTAACTCTGGGGCAAGCCAGCCTACCCGGCGCCAGCAGCGCTGCGACCTCAGGGTCTATGCTGGTGCGCCGGCGGCGTCCCCCGTCGCCCCCGGGGTGGATGCGGGATACCAAGAACTTTGGGTGATCACCGTCCCGGCCGGGGTCACCGCAGTTACCCCGCAGATGATCACGCAGGCCAATTCGGCGCCATTCATCGGCACTAAGCTGCCCGGCCTAGCCCCGCTGCTGTCCCCGGCCTTCCAGGGTGCGCCCACGGCTCCTGCGCCAGCCGCCGGGGACCGCTCCAGCCGCATCCCGACCACCGCGTGGGTCGGGGGAGAACTGGTTGCGGGTAAGGTCGGCTACCAGGGAACTGCCGCAGGCACGGTGGCCACCAACGTCGGAGCGAAGATCTCCTCGTGGGAAGATCTCGTCGCCGACTACGCCGCTGACCCGACGGGCGCGGCTGATAGCACAGCGGCGATCAACGCCTTCTTTGCCGGGACCATGGCGGAAAGGAAGCTTGGACGCCTCCCTTCTGGTCATTTCAAAGTCACAGGCCCGCAGCTCGTGATCGACCTGGAAGCCGTCGCCCAGTCCGGGATCATGTACCAGGGAGCAGGGGCAAATTCGACGATCATCGACGTGACGGCGTGCACGGCCAGCCCGCAGGTGATCATCAAATGCTCGTCCAACGCCGCATTTTACTCGACGTTCTCCGGTATCGGTTTCGAGACCAATACCGCTGGTGTCGGCCTGCAGATCGGACAGGACTTCAATAGCGGGGCCAACGCGTTCCCGGATGCTATGAACTTCTTCCTGTTTGAGCAGATGACAGTTGAAAATGCGGGAACAGGTGCAGCGCTGAAGGTCAATGGAGTTCTGAATTCCATTGTAAATATCATCGCAAACGGGCCTGGGACGGGCACCGGGACTGCATACGAGATCGCTGGTGCGCAGTTCTCTACCTTTGGTGGCGGCAGCGGAAACTGTGCCACGGGCATCCACTTCGTGGACCAGGGTGCCTACGGCTGCGAATTCATCGGTTTCGATAACGAGCTGAGCACGAACTGCATCATCTGCGACTCCGCGAACCAGGGCAACAATACCTGGCTCGGCGGCCAGTATCAGTGGACCGCCGGACAGAGTCCGGTGATCCTCAATGCATGCGGCGGCGTCCAGATTTTCGTGGGCGGAAACCCGGCAACAGGGATTCCTTCCATCACTGGCGCCGCAGCCGGTCATGGAACCTGGATCGGTTACGGCATCGGTGGCCTCACCCTGGGCAGCGTGCTCATCGCCCCGGCCGCAGCCGACGCAGCGGTAGTGGTGAATGCGCCCGTCGGCTATGGCGGATACCAGAACTTCCTGCGTGCCAACAGCATCATGTGGCAGGTCGGCTTCGACAACGTGAACAACTACCAGGTTGTTCGCTACTCGGAGACCGGCGCCCCAGTGGATACACCACTGGCTATCGTGCAGGCCACAGGCGAGGTTCTCGTAAACAAGCTTGCTGTGGCTGGGAACTTCGGGACGAACGGCATGGGTGCCATCGCTCCTCCGGTGATCTCCGGCGGCTCAAGGACGACCAACACAGCACAGGTGGTGGCCTCCATCATCAACTGTCTCACGGCCTACGGCCTCGCGACCGACACCACCACCGCATAAACCGGAGCACGAACATGCACCTTCACATGCCCGGCGCCCATAAAGCGCCGGATACCGTCGAACCCTCGAAGGGCCCCATCAGTATCTTCGGGGGAACCCCCTGCTCCGTCCACATCCACCTGTCGCCAGCGGAGATAGCCCGCCACATCGAGGCATCTCACGCGGCGATCGAGGGCCTCCTCGAGCGCATCGTGCGCTTTGAGCGGTATATGGTGGAAGCTGGGGAGAAAAAGCTGTGACCCGCAAAAGCTTTTTGGCCGCCACCCTGCTGACGGCCAGCCTCGCCTTCAACGGCATGGAGGACATTAGCCGCCGGAGGGAGGCCACGGTGATTATCGGCCTACGCAGAGAACTGGCGAAGGCCGCAGAGCGCTACGACGACGCCATGGATGGCTTCGTCAGGGTGTTCACAGAAGCCCAGACCAAGCTTACCGAATGCACACACACACACGGCGCCTGATACTGATCTGTGGTTTTCCAATAATGATAACGAGATCCGCCATGACACCGAACCCGAACAACCTGCTCGGAGCCGAAAGCCTGCCTGAGTGGGTCGGCGTACTCGTTTCTTTTATTGCCAGCGTTGTCCACGTGTCTTGGAGGGCCTCCAAATTGGAGGCTTCCCAGATGCAGAACCGGGTGGACATCGAAGAACTGAAGGAGAAAACAGAGAAGCTGACGGAAAGGTCTGTACAGGCAATAGTTGACATCAAAGATGCGGTGATTGCCCTGAAGGACGAAATGAATTCCCGGCATAGCCAGAATACCGACCGCTTGGGGCGCATCGAAGGCATTCTCATCCGGCAGGCGCAGGACGGCCACAATTAACACTTCGTAATCAACGCATTTTCTTTCGTTTTCTGCAGGCCTGTTTGTAAACAGACCATACTGAGGAACGCGAGAAATCGTGTTTGATACCCTTGCGGTGCGGATTCCCGATTACGCATCTTGACTGTGTAGCCGCCTCTGCACGGAGCCGATAGATGCCGTATCCGCAACACGAGATCCGCCGCGTCGTGGACCTTATAGCAGAACACGGCACTTACCGGGCGGCTGCGGCGGCCTCTGGCCTCTCGTTCGGGCACGTTCAGCGGCGCTACGCACAGCGCGATACTCTCTCCGTCACGCCCGAGCCGAAAACCAAAAAGTCCCGGCCGGTCACCACCGCCCCTGCGGGTTCTAACGAAGCCTTGGCGGCCGCGATCGCCGCGCTGGCGGAGGCCCAGATCAGGCAGTCGGCAATCCAGTCGGAGATCCTGAAGCGGCTGACCGCACAGGAAAAGAAGAAGCCCACCACAGCGAAGCAGCCGGACGCCAAAGCAAAAGCCGAGAAGCCGGAAAAGCCGATCGCAGGCGGCGAAGTCCAGTCCCCCGAGGTTTACGAACAGCGCGCCACCGGGAAGCGCTTCATGCTTTCGGTGGCCCAAAACAATACCTTTGGTCTGGAGCCCCTATTCCGCAGCATGGAAAACTTCATGCGCCATCGAGGGGCCACCCTCCACATAGCGCGCTGCTCCTACAATAAGAAGGCGTGGGCCGGAAATCAGTCCAGGATTACCAAAGAAGATGAGGGTCTCTGGTATGACCCGGAGGTCGCGCCTTATGTGCAGAATGCCCCTCTGAGGCTGGCCGACGACCTGATCTTCCTGGCGGATAGCGATATTTCCCCGTCGGCCGTCAACCCGCTCAGCGGATACCAGTCCTATTCGAAGCAGTCCTCCGGGATTTTCCCACACCCCAAAATCGCGATGGAAAGCCAACCCGTCCTCAAGGGCGAGAACACCCGCTTCCTCTACACCACCGGGGCGGTGACCCAGAGGAATTACATCAAGCGGAAAGCCGGGCAGAAAGCTGCTTTCCACCACAGTTTTGGTTTTCTCTACGTCGAAGTTGACGACGATGGCGCCTGGTTCGCCCGGCAAGTGATCGCCGACGAGGACGGCACGTTCTACGATTTGGACGAAAAGTTCACACCGCAAGGTGTGGAGCGCGTGGCTGCAGAAGGCATGGTCTGGGGCGACCTGCACGACTTCCATATGCAGCCGGTAGTCCGGGAAGCTTGCTGGGGCCGCGGCGGGATCATCGATTTCTTCAATCCACGCGTACAGGCCGTCCATGACGCGCACCACCAGCACGCAAGGACTCACCACCCGAAGACCCCGTTCGAGCGGGCGCAGATCTTCTTCTCCGGCAAAGACCGCGTTGAGGATGAGGTAGACGGCACAGCCCGGACCCTCTCATATATCCAGCGGCCTCGCTGCCTGACGGTGGTTCCGGATGCCAATCACCATGACCATCTCGAAAAATGGTTGTCACTGGGCAGCAAAGAGATTGATGGCGATCCTCTGAACGGCAGGTATTTCCACTTCCTGAAGTGGAAAGCACTTGAGGCCGCAGAGTTCGCGAACGACAACTTCGATGTTTTCCGGTTTGCCCTTGAGCATTCCGCGTCGAAGCAGGGTATTTCCCTCGGCAACATCCGGTTTTTGAAGACCGACGAGAGCTTCTCGATCGCCGGAATTGAACTCGGGGTGCACGGCCATCTCGGGCCAAACGGATCCCGCGGGTCGCCCCGGGCATACACCCGTCTCGGTCGGAAAGCCGTCACCGGGCACACGCACACCGCGGGGATCATCGAGGGCGTCTACACGGTGGGTGTCACAGCCAGTCTGGACCAGGGCTACAACAAGGGCCCAAGTTCGTGGTCGCATACGCATTGCGTCATCTACGCGAACGGCAAGAGGGCGCTTATCACGATGCGTGGCGGCCGTTGGCGCGGCGGCATGCAGCCAGCCGCCCAGGAACTCGCGATCGCCGCCTGATCACCCGGCTACCCACCGCCTACCAAAGGCCGCCCGGCACAACAGCCCGGCGGCCTTCCTTTTGCCTGCGGAGGTCCGCCATGGACATCGATGAGATCGATCTGGATGCGGAAGACGCCTGCGAGGATCTGGATTTCGACGAAGATCTGGCCCGCCGCCAGCGGCAGTTAGCCGCCATCATCACTGGACAAGGCCTCATCTCAAGAGAGGTAGGCCTGCCGATCACCGAAAACCCATACCCAGACTGGACCCCGCACAGCGTGCTTTGGCTGTGCGGATACACCGGATCGCATTTCGTGCCCACCACGGGCAACGCCTAGAGAGGACCACCAAAAATCATGGATTTCATCGAATCTGCGGAAGCCGCACTGGGCTTCGGTTCACCCCCGGCTGCGCCGGCGGCGGCCACCACCGCGGCCATGGCGGCCGCCACGGATACCCAGGCGGTAACCGCCGCTCCGGCCGGTCCCCTCGACAGTTTAGCGGATGCCATCCGTGCGGTGGCGCCCCACGCCGATGCGGATGCCTGGGTAGCTGCCTTTACGGCGCCGATGAGATCCTCTGGGATCAGCACTCCTCGCAGGATTGCCGCATTTCTCGGGCAGGTTGCCGTCGAGAGTGGCGGTCTGACCACATTGTCTGAAAACGACAATTTCACTCACGCCGCGCTGCTGCTCAAGGACTACCCTCACGCTTTCTCGTCACTCAAGGAGGCCGAGGGGTATGCCGGGCAGCCGGAGCGGATTGCCAATAGGGTTTATGCCGGAGAGCTTGGGAATGGCGATGAGGCCTCCGGCGACGGCTGGGCATTCCGCGGCCGCGGAGCAATCCAACTGACGGGCCGGACGGCGCACGAATCCTTCGCAAAGGCGATGGGCCGGGATCTCGCAGGTTGCCCGGATTGGTGCGCGACACCCGCCGGGGCGGCGGCTTCCGCGTGTTGGTTCTGGAGCACCCGGGGCGGGATGAATGCGCTCGCCGACGCGTGGGCGATCTCCGCGATTACCGCGAAGGTAAACGGCCCGGCGAAGCTCGGTAACGCCGAACGCATTTCGCTCTCTAACGCTGCGCTGGCGGCCCTCAACGCGGCCGCGCCCACCTCGTAAATTTGGGAGGTTCGCCATGACCCCTTTGCGCGAGCAAATCGCACAGCTGGTCGTCAGCGTCGTTTTTCTTTTGGGTTTTGCAGCCGCTGTTGTCGTGATGCTTCAGAACGCGCTCGCCACAAGCAACTATGGCCTCGTCCACGAGATTTTCGTGTCGCTTTCGTCACTTACGACGATGGTTGCCGGGTATTGGCTGGGGAGTTCCGCAGGCGGGGCGAGGCGTGATCGCATGCTCGCGGATGCCCAGCAGGCCCTTGCGGTTTCCACGCCCCCGGCCGTGCAACCGCAGAATCCTCAGGGAGAACAGTAGATGTTGACAATTATCCGCACCGCGTTGGGCTTCGTGCCGGTAGTCGGCCCGATCTTGAGCGGTGCGCTGGGTGCCGTCGGCGGAGCTGCTTCGGCGGTCACCGCAATGTCGTGGAAATCCCTCGCGGCGATTGGCGGCGTACTTTTGGTCGCTTTCGGTGGCTGGGAAGGGATCGGTTACGTCCGGCAC